TGATGTAAAAGCACTTCGTGTGACTTATCTCGATATCGAAACTGATTCGCGCGGTGGCTTCCCTAATCTAAAGACAGCTGACAAAGCTGTAACTGCTATCACTATCAGCGATGGCATCACTTACTATTCTTGGGCACTCAAAGGATTCATCCCGCATAACGAAGACATCGTGTACGTCGAGTGCACTTCAGAAAAAGAAATGTTGATGAAGTTTATTCGCAAGTGGCGTGAGCTTGATGCGGATATCGTGACTGGCTGGAACGTAGATGGCTTCGATATTCCGTATCTGTATCAGCGTATTGCTAATGAGATTAACGAGGAAGAAGCCAAGAAGATGTCGCCTTGGAATATGACGGAGTTCCGTACATATTACGACAAGATGGGACGCGAACAGAACATCGTTGAGTTGGTTGGACTTCCAGTTCTTGACTACATTCAGCTGTATCAGAAATTCACCTACATCAAGCAAGAACAGTATTCACTTGACTATATTTCTCAGGTAGAACTCGGTGAGAAGAAAGTTGACTATCGCGAATTAGGTTATACAAACCTCGACGATCTGTATCAGCGCAATCATCAACTGTATATGGAGTACAACGTCAAAGACGTTTCGCTCGTTGTCAAACTCGAACAGAAGATGAAGTTTATCGAACAGGCTTGTGCTATTGCGTACGATGCCAAGGTCAACTATGGTGACGCGATGACTTCTGTGTTGCTATGGGATGTTATCATTCACAACTATCTGCGCGACCAAGGTGTCGTGATTCCGATGCAGAAAGATAGTCGTAAAGATGCGCAGATCGCTGGTGCTTTCGTTAAGCATCCTGAAGTCGGTCGCTACAACTGGGTTGTTTCGTTTGACTTGAATAGTCTGTATCCGCATCTAATCATGCAGTACAATATCTCGCCTGAGTGCTTCGTTGAAACTCTAATGGGAATCAGACCAGACTCAGTTCTAAAGAACACCGAGCATTGGCAAGATTCAATCAGCATCGCTAAATCTAAAAACCAAACCATCGCTGGTAATGGTGCAGTATTCTCGCGTGACAAGCAGGGTTTCCTACCTGCGCTCATGAAGAAATACTACGAGGATCGTAAACGATTCAAGAAGATGATGATTGAATGTCAGAAGCAACTTCAGAACGACAAAGGTAATCAGGAACTAGAACGTAAGATCGTGCAGTATAACAATATGCAGATGGCTAAGAAGATCTCACTTAACTCAGCTTATGGTGCGTTGTCTAATCAATACTTCCGCTTCTATTCAGATGACCTCGCCGAAGCGATTACTCTGTCAGGTCAGGTTTCGATTCAGTGGGCGATGAATCGCATGAACGAATATCTACGCAAACTCCTCGGAACTGACAAAGACTACGTTATTGCTTCAGATACTGACTCGTTGTATATCGAGATGGAAGATCTGGTAAACAAGTTCGTACCTGATAAGACCACCGCTGAGAAAGTTGACTTCCTAGACCAAGTCTGCGAAGGAAAGATTCAGCCATACATCGATAAGTTCTACGGCGAACTTGCCACAGAAATGAATGCATTCGAACAAGCCATGGCTATGAAACGAGAAGCGATTGCTGAGTCTGCGATCTGGACTGGCGCGAAGCGTTACATTATGTCAGTATGGAACAACGAGGGTGTTGCGTTCAAGGAAGCCAAGTTTAAGATGACAGGCATCGAAGCTGTTCGCTCATCAACTCCTACTATCTGTCGTGGTGCGATCGAAGAAGCAGCCAAGATAATCCTGAAAGGCGACCAATCTGCTTTGTTTGATTACATCGAATCGTTCCGTGATAAGTTTAACGAAGCTAATCCAGCTGACATCGCGCGCAACAGTTCTGTAAAAGAAATGTCAAAGTACAAGTTGGGCGACAAGGGTGTTCCGATGCATGTCAAGGGTGCGCTACAATATAACGATTTCCTGCGCAAACTTAATCTGACTAATAAATACCCAAGGATCTCTGATGGTGACAAGATTAAGTTCGTTTCCTTGGTTGTTCCTAATCCAGCACAATGTGAAGTTATCGCATTCCCAGCTGGTTATCTACCGCCAGAGTTTAGGCTCGAAAAGTATATTAATCGCGAAGACCACATAGATGTCGGCTTCCTTACTCCTATAACAACCATTGCTTCTGCTGCGAATATGAAAACCGAGCAAATAGCAACCCTAGAGGATTTCTTCTCATGAGTACGAATCAATTCGATTTTGACTTTGACTTTGGTTTTTCTACCGTAGCTGCGGATGAGATTCCTAATGAAAAGCTAGGAACAGAGGTTGAGCAACTTCAAGCCCAGCTTGCTGAACAAAAAGCAAAGACAACAGCAGTAATTAACGCAGTCATGCCATTGCTTAACAATCTGGCTAAGAACCCAGAAAACGAATACATCTTGTGGCCAAACCGTGTTGCCAAAATTGATGAGTTCAAAAAGAAGCTATTATCGCTTCAATAATTTTACTAATGCGCTGTAATAGCGTATAATATGACTATATTCATGAGAGGTTTACTATGTCCGCATTGCTTGAAAAACTAAAGAAAAATTCAACTATTAAAGAAACTAATATCCTAGCAGATTCAGTTCTGTTTTCTAAGAAGGATATGATTCCAACCAAAATCCCAGCAATCAACGTCGCGTTGTCTGGTCGCCTTGATGGTGGCATGACTCCTGGTCTGACCGTTTGGGCTGGTCCATCTAAGCACTTCAAAACTGCGTTCACCTTGCTGATGGCAAAGTCCTACATGGACAAATATCCTGATGCTGCGTTGCTGTTCTACGATTCTGAGTTCGGTACTCCGCAATCGTACTTTGATTCGTTCGGTATTGATACTTCGCGCGTGATGCATACTCCTATTACTGATATCGAACAGATTAAGTTTGACGTCATGCAACAGATGAATGAATTGAAGCGTGGTGATAAAGTTATCATCGTCGTTGACTCTATCGGTAATCTTGCTTCTAAGAAAGAAGTCGAAGATGCGCTTGATGGTAAGTCGGTCGGTGACATGACTCGTGCCAAGCAACTCAAGTCGTTCTTCCGTATGGTTACACCACATCTGACTCTGAAAGATATTCCGATGATTGTTGTCAATCATATTTACATGGAACAGGGCATGTTCCCGAAAGCTATCGTATCTGGTGGTACAGGTATCTACTATTCCGCTCAGAATATCTACATCGTCGGTCGTCAGCAAGATAAAGATGGTACTGATTTGGTTGGCTACAACTTCATCATCAACGTTGAGAAGTCACGCTATGTTCGTGAGAAGTCGAAGATTCCAGTGACCGTTTCGTTTGATGGTGGTATCTCAACTTGGTCTGGTCTGCTAGATATGGCAACCGAATCAGGTCACGTAGTCAAGCCAAGCAATGGCTGGTACTCGCGCGTCAATACTACAACTGGTGAAGTTGAAGAAAAGAAATTCCGTATCAAAGATACAGATACCAAAGAGTTCTGGCTACCAGTACTCGGCGACCCTACTTTCCAAGACTGGATTAAACAAAATTATCAGATTGCTAACGGATCCATCATGAGTGATGATGAAGTCAGCGAAGTGTTTGATGGAATTGAAGATTAATGATTGAACAACTAATACTGTCGAATCTTGCATTCAACGAAGAGTATAGTCGCAAGGCTCTACCCTTCGTTCGAGAAGAATACTTTGCAGATGATTCCCAGCGACTTATCTATCAACTCGTAAAGGAATACATCGACAAATACAACACGCTTCCTACTCGGGAAGCGTTGGCTATTGACCTGTCTGGTAAAGACGGAGTAAATGGCGTGCGCTTTGAGCAAGCCAAGAAACTAATCGGCGACTTGGCTACCGAAGAACACACAATGGATTGGCTGGTTGACAAAACTGAGAAGTTCTGTCAGGATAAGGCAATCTATAACGCGATTATGCAGTCCATTAAAATTATGGACGACAAAACCGAATCGTCGCGTGGCGCGATTCCGAAGCTTCTTTCGGACGCTCTCGGTGTCAGCTTTGACACTAACATCGGTCACGACTTCCTTGAAGATTATGAATCTCGTTTTGACTTTTATCATCGTAGAGAAGAGCGTATCGAATTTGACTTAGATTACTTGAATCGTATCACTAAAGGTGGACTTCCGAGGAAAACCTTGAACATCATTCTTGCTGGTACAGGTGTGGGTAAGTCCCTTGCTATGTGTAGCTTTGCTTCGGCTAACCTGATTAAAGGTAAGAATGTACTCTATATTACTATGGAGATGGCAGAAGAGAAGATTGCTGAAAGGATTGACGCAAACTTGCTCGATACGAACATTCAAGATCTTGAATCGCTGCCACGCGACACCTATCAAAAGAAAGTTGACCGAGTCCGTCAAAAGACTGTTGGTAAACTTATCGTCAAAGAGTTCCCAACCGCTTCGGCTGGCTCTGGACATTTCCGTCATTTGTTGAACGAACTTCGTCTAAAGAAGAACTTCGTTCCAGATATTATTTACATCGATTATCTTAACATTTGTTGTTCGTCCAGAATTAAGTCTGGCGCCAATGTCAACAGCTACACTTACATTAAGGCTATCGCTGAAGAACTTCGCGGACTCGCCGTAGAATTTAATGTACCAGTTGTATCTGCGACCCAAACTACGCGAGGTGGATACAGCAACACCGACGTAGGCTTGGAAGACACTTCAGAGTCTTTTGGTTTGCCAGCGACCGCTGACTTGATGTTCGCTTTGATTTCATCCGAGCAACTAGAGTCCCTTGGTCAATTAATGATTAAGCAGTTGAAGAATCGTTATAATGACCCTACATTCCATAAACGATTTGTGGTTGGTGTTGACCGAGCGAAGATGCGATTGTATGATGTTGAACAATCAGCGCAATCTCTAAGCAACGAAGAAGATAAACCTGCGTTCGATAATAGTGAGTTCGGAACAAGAATGAAAACTAGCGAAAACAGAGGAAAATTCAAGGAACTTCAGTTCTAATGTAAGTCCTTGATTTATAAGGGTTTTCAACCCACTGATTTTCCTAGCTATTTTAAGACCCTTGCAAGTCGTTGATTTGTAAGGGTTTTATTGTTTTATTCAGTGTGCGTTTCGCGGTATAATAGTTGTATCTGAAAGGAGTATCGCTTATGTCCGAACAATCGTTTTACGAATACAACTCATCCAAAGAATATCTCGCGCGTCTAATTGCGACCGAGAATATCAACATTGTCCGCTCGCCCGATTTCGCTACTGCGTCTTTCGATCCGAAGACGCGCACGATGTATATGCCAATCTGGAAAACCAGCGAGGAAGTTTATGACCTGCTGACTATTCACGAGATGGCGCATGCGCTCTATACTCCAGCTGATGGCTGGCACACTGCGGTTGTTAATGACCCGAACCTTAAAGGCTATCTCAATATCATCGAAGATGCTCGCATTGAGAAAACTATCAAGCGTCGTTTCGCTGGCGCATCTAACACTTTCCGCGAGGGTTATGGTCGCCTGAACGAAGACGACTTCTTTGGCATAAAGAAACACAACGTCGATGTCAATACTGCTTCGCTTATTGACCGCATCAATATCTACTACAAACTTGGCTCGCTCGTGCACGTTCCGTTCAACGACGAAGAGCGCGACTGGCTATTCAAAA